CCTAACCGAAAGGTATCCTCTTAATGGCAAAACGCAAACTTCGTCAAACTTGTCGTGAAACAGCTTATGCCCGCGAAGAACGCCACGAGCGTCAATTCCGCGAGACTTTTGAGAACCGTTCTCATTTCAACATCCTTCCAAAGAACGAGAAGCAGGATATCCTTATCCGCTCTATTAAGTGTGCACCTATCACCGTGACCATTGGCTGCGCTGGTACAGGTAAGACTTATTGTTCAGCAGGAACTGTTGCACAGTTGTTTCTAAAAGGCGGTTATAAGAAGATTGTTTTGACAAGGGCTAACGTACCAACAGGTAAATCTCTCGGTCACTTCCCCGGTAACATTAAAGAAAAGATGACCCCTTGGTTGCTTCCTATGATGGAAGTACTACGTAAAGCCCTTGGTTCAGGGAAGATGGAGTATATGCTCGCTAAAGAGCAGATTGAGATTCAACCTATTGAGACCATTCGGGGGCGTTCCTATGAGAACGCTCTCGTACTTGTAGACGAATCACAAAACCTCAATATGGATGAACTTAAGGCTATTACCACACGTATCGGCGAAAATACTAAGTTGGTTCTTATGGGCGACCCCACTCAGTCCGATGTTAAATATGGTAAAGACTTGATGACTTTCTGCTGGCTCTGCCGTAAGCATGGGCTTGACGTCCCTGTAATTGAGTTCGGTGTACAAGATATTGTCCGTAGCGACATTGTGGCCGACCTCGTGAAGATGTTTATCGAAGAGAAGGTCTAAAAACTGGCACGAGGAGTAGCCTAGTAGGTTCTGCATGGCAACCCCATCGTAGACTCTACCTCGCTACTCCTCGTTGCTCTCTGTAGCACTCTGGAGGGGTTATGTACTACACTGTAGAAGAGATGTTAACCGCCCTAGATGCGGCGAATAAGACTATTAATCACCGCACTTTTAGTGGCGAATCCTATACTCGTGGTTGGAATGACTGTATGGCTTTCCTTATCGAATACGATAAAGAGCTACGAGGAACCACTAGAGCCTATGATATTGTAGACTTTGAGTGGAAGAACACAAAAGATTTCATGCTCAAGTTAGCCCGTAAAGGGGTTTCCTTGAGTCAGTTTGCAGAATATTGCGGATATGAGGTTATCACCAGTAAACGTCCCAAAGCAGGCGATATAGCCTTTGATAATGGGGCTATGATTAGTGATGGACGAGTCTGGATATCAACAAAAGAAAACAACACTGGTGTAGACTGCTCTAAGCAGATGATGTTTCTCGAACGTAACTTTAAACTTATAGCAAGACCACTAAGGGGATGACTATGGCATATTATTATAATGGCGCAAGGATTGTTGTACCGTTCACAATTACCTCTAACGAACCAACTTACCACACAGATACTATCTCTTTGAAGACTCAAAGATCCTCTTATGGGCATCAGCGTTGGGAGCTAAGTTTCACAACAGTTCTCACTGAAGCTGAACAGGTAGACGGTCTTGTAGCATCAATTCTTGAAGCAAAGACTACGGGTACTATGGTGATGCCTCAACTTGCCAACGTAGTTGCTAATAAAACAATAAGCTCTGATTCTGTTAATGTTGTAACTAATGCTTCTATTGGGGCTTCCTCTGTCATCCTTTCAGGTACTAGTGTGGTTGGTAAGCTCCCAAAAGGATCCTTCATTAAGTTCAGCAACCATGATAAGGTTTACATGGTAACATCAGACTGCGAGTTTAACAATGTATCAAACCAAGAGTTAAACATCTATCCAAACCTACGTTCAGATCTGACAGCCTCTGCTCACTCTATAAAAGCAGGTGATTTATGTACATTCATCTATTACCGAGATATTAATGACATTCAAGGTATTACTTTCATAGATGGTGTCTTGTCTAATACTGGTACAGTAAACCTAATTGAGGCAGTATAATGAGAACCTTTAGCACTAACGTACAAAACGTTTTAGACGGGGAGACCATTCAGTTTTTCTACCTAATCAAGCTTGAGTTTAGTTCTGATTATTTCTTTACAAGTTACAATAGTGACATTCCCTATGATGGTGATACCTATTTATCCGATGGTGGGCTTGTAGAGTTTGACTCTCCTTCCCTCAACAGTGTCGTAGATAGGGAAGCCTACAAGATTGTCATTGCAGATCAAGTAAATGAAATGCTCTCAGAGTTTCGTCTAGGTGTTGTTGGTAAAGTAATCGAGGTCCGTGTTGGGTTTCTTGATTCAAATGGTGTCCCTATGACAGACCCCGAAGATGTTATCCTTATCTATCGTGGCTTCGTAGACTCCCCTTCTGTGTCAAATGACTTTGAGCAGAAGCTTGCAATTATTGAAGGTACTTCTCCAATGTCCGACCTAGATGCTATCAATGATTTCATTTCTTCTAAAGATGGTATGGACCAAGTATCCGCTACGGATACCTCTTTCGATTCTATCTTTAAGGATAACGAAGTTTTAATCAAGTGGGGTAAAGTATAATGGGCATTGAAACAGCTGTACTTCAGGCTTTGTACTTCTTAGCGTCTGTAGCTTATCAACAAGTGCAGACTGCCAAGCTTAAAAAGAAACAGGACAAAATGAAGGGCCTGCAGTTTACCCGAATTGGGGAAGCTGCATCAATCCCTCTTGTCTATGGCAGACAACGGCTAGGGGGTATCCAAGTTACTGAGAAGGTAACAAGTAGTTATACCTCTGCATCAGAAACAGGTTCCAATGTCTTTGATTATGACTTTGGGACAGCCTCACAAACAGGCTCAAAGAACGAGTTTCTGACTACTCAGTATGTAATTGCCCGTGAAGGTATCAACCAAGTCAAGTATCTTAAGGTTAATGGTCAAGACTACGACAATGCTAAATCAAAGTTCAATCACCGTATCCGTTGCTTTACTTCTGGTGGCACAGCGGACCCCGTAGCTACGGCCAATGGTCTACCTTCAACGAACCTCTTCACTAACTGTTCTTTTGCAACAAGCCACTTTAAACTAAACAGGGATGAACAAAACTATTCAGGTATTCCTGAAATGGGCTTTCTTGTGGAAGGTAATAAGATCCGCAGTGTAATCCGTAGCGGTACAGCACCTAACTACACTTACGCTATGGATACCTCCTACACCTATAGTAACAACCCTGCTTATTGCCTACTGGACTATCTCCTGAATGCAGAGTATGGCAGAGGATTAACAGTAGACTACGTGGACCTTGAGTCCTTCTACAATGCTGCCCAGCTATGTGATACTGTTGTGATGTCCGATGCAGCGGTAGGGGGTAAAATGTTCGGTCAACCTCGTGTTAACACCGTAGCAACTTATTCAGAGTTACCTTCAACCCTTGAAGAGCAAGCCTACCCTAATGATCTTTGGTTGGCAGAAGATACAGGTCTCTACTGGGAGTGGACCGAGAGTGGTGGAACTTGGCAATGGGCTGGAGCCAGCTTTGGTGCTGTACGGGATATCCCACTGTATGAGTGTAACATCGCTATTGACACCTCAAGGTCAATCCGAGAGAACATCATAGACATCCTTGGGACAATGGGTCAGGCTGAACTAACCTACACCACAGAGGGAAAATACAAACTCTGCCTAGCATATCCCACAAATGATACTGAGATGGATGCGTTAATCCCTTCCTCTCTATACTTCAATAAAGATAACATCATCAACGATAGCTTCAATATCTCCTTTCCTAATGCTCAAGAAAGACTTAATCAGTGTACTGTGCGATTTCTTAATGAGCACAATGACTTCAAGGAAGATACAGCAACATGGCCAACAGTAGGTTCTACTCCCTATACTACCTATCTCAGCGAAGATAACGGTGTTAAGCACCATGCTGACATTCCGGGTGTAGGTATTACAGACCCCTATCATGCCCTCGCAAAAGCAGAGCAGGAAGTTCGTAAATCACGTTCAATCTTTACAGTCTCTTTCACAACCAATAAAGAAGGTCTTGTTCTCGAACCCGGTGATTTTATCAAAGTCACGCTTGATGAGTCTGACCTTAATGAAGACATCTTCCGTGTTGAATCTATCAAGGTGAATGAAGATTTCTCTGTATCCATCAGTGCATACTTCTATGATTATAACACTTTAACTTGGAATATTGCAGATGACGTAGACTACATCATCCCCCCTGACTATGATTATGTAGTTAGTCAACCTACAAATGTATCCTTCACCCCTTCAGACTCAAACATTTCAGGGTTCACAACAGGTTATGTAAGTTGGACAGCGGCGGATGATATTGCAGTAAGAGACTACGTTGTATACATCTCAACCGATAATACTAACTTCTTCGAGCTTGGCACTACGAGGAATACATACTTTGATATCGGCAATGTAATTTCAGGAACCTACTACTTTGGGGTTAGATCTCGTACAGCTCTTGGTAAGCTGTCTAGTCTAGTAGTATCGGCCTCTAGTTCTGTTCCTGCTACAAATCTCGCGTTTGTTAATCTGCTGATCTTCAAGAGAGCTACCTCTACACCATCAACTCCTACGGGTGGTGTCTATAACTGGGAAACGGGGACTATCACAACAGTACCAACTGGTTGGTCTACTACAGTTACTGCAGGTTCAGATCCGCTGTATGTCTCTACCGTATCTATCAGCACTAACAACCCTGCTGACACAAGCCACGCCATATCTGGTTGGGCTTCTCCAGCGATTTTGGCTCAAAATGGTGTTGACGGCGTAGATGGCACCGATGGTGCGGATGGTGTTACAGGTAAATCTGTTTATACAGGTGTAATTTATATCAGATCATCTTCAACCCCTGCAGCGCCTACAGGTGGTTCTTTCAACTTCGGTACGAATACTCTAACACCGCCTTCTGGGTGGAGCTTAAGTGTACCTTCTGGTAGTAATCCTGTTTACGCAACACGTTATGTATTCTCCATCATAGGTGATACAGGTAGCGTTACAGCGGGTACTTGGGTAACACCATTTAAAGTGGCTGAAAATGGTCAAGACGGTTTGGATGGTTCAGATGGTTTGTCAACGTACAATGCTATTATTTATCGTCGATCATCAACAACACCTTCAACACCTACAGGTGGTAGTTATGACTTCGGAACTAACAACCTAACCCCGCCTACTGGGTGGAGTAGGACTATTCCTTCTGGTACAGACCCTGTATACACTACATCTGCTCTAGCAAGTGTAGTTGGTACCACGGGTACAGACATAACACTCACTTGGTTTACTCCATACGAGCTCGTAAGGAATGGCGTCAATGGTGTAGATGGCCTGAGAGGTGCTGGTTGGTGGCGTTACGAGGATACTACTAATGCTTCTAGCTACTATGCAACCTCTACACAGAGTCGCGTTAATAGTGCATTCTCAACAGCAACTGGAACGTCACCTGTTGAAGATGATCGTTTTATCATTAGCTGTACTGATACCGCTATTGCTTACATCTACTCAAGTGCTAATTGGGTCACTCAAGCGGCGTTCATTGATGGTAATCTGCTTGTAAATGGAACAATCACTTCAGATAAAGTTGAAACAGACTTCATCGATGCTTTCAGTATTAATGCGGATAACATCACTACAGGTACACTTGTTGCTAACCGGCTTGCTATCAATGGTTCAGTTCTAACTGTGTCAGGGGGTAATCTTACGATCAACTCCAATGGTATCGAGCGTTCCTTTATCCAAGATAATGCGGTCTCTAACGGTGGTTATGTTTCTTCTACTGCAAATACCTATGCTAATGACGCTACCACTTCTTCATTCACAGCAGGACTTGCTCTTACCCTAGACCAGTTTTGGAACTTTGGGGTAAGGGTCGTATATCGGGCTGCTTCCAGAACGTCTACCTACCTCCCAAAACCTGACTACTATAATAATGTAACTTACTACACTAGACCTGTTCTAGACTTGAGACAAAAGGTTTCAGGTAGTTGGGGTAGCTGGTCTGAGGCGTATGTCTTCCCAGCGGCTACCGGGGAGTCCTATGTAGAAAAGTTCTACAGTTTTGCTTACATCAATGATATTGATGATGTCGAACTTAGACTACGGTTCGAAGTCTACCTTGGTAATACCTCTCAGGGAGCTCAAGTTAGTGAGTTCTCTACTCTAAACGTAGATTCAACAACCATTGTAGGGAGGGCCGTTGTGCGATGAT